CGTAACATGCCCAAGAAACCCAAGAGAGATGTGGGCAAATCGTACCGATGAAGAAATCCAACAACTCGAAAGAAGAATAACTCGTGTAACTCATTTCAATGGTTTTTTTGTAAATTAATTTAATAATTAAGTCAGAAAGACATTAAACTTCGGAGCAACAACCCCTCGCAAAAAAAATGGCATATAAGAAATATGGAAGAGCTCCCAAGAGAAAACTTAGGTTTCGTAAGAAAGGTAAGAAGCTGGCTAAAAAGCCGCTCAGAGGTCGCCCTAGACTTCGTGCTACGATTAAGGATGTCGTGCGTCGTGAGGTCGAGACCAAATACATCGGCTACGGAAGTCCCGTTGCAATAACTGTAACACCCTATAAAGCAGGAGCCTGGGGCTTCTTTACTGAACTAGGCCCAGGATCTGTGCATTTACCTGTTTATCAAGGCATTAACGTCTCTGAACGAGTTGGTAACAAGATCGAGACAAAGAGATTAAACTTGCGCTTGTTTATAATGCCTAATAAGTATGAGAATGATATGGCAGGTGAATATAACACGAACCCAAAACCTTTCTTCTTGATTATTTATATCGGATACAAGAAGAACTCTGCAAGAGGTAATCCTCAAGTAACGTTTCCGTATGATTGGTCAAAGTTTTATACTTACGGAAACACTGACGTTGAACCAACTGGCACATTAACAGATACGTTTAAGCATACTAATGGTGATTTGTATCACATTTGCAAGAAAGATGTCATTAAGTGTGGATATCAACACCAGTACTCAAATCTAGGACAAGCTGCAGTAAACGTTAATGATATCGTGGAAAACAACCATTACTTCAATAACGACTTCAAGAGTGTAATTAAGCGTAATTACGATCTTACTAAGTACTACAACAAGAATGTCACCTTTGACGACCAAAACTTAGCGCCCACTAACAGAGGACTGTATATGTGGGCTCAAGCTGTATCTATTGATGGCACAGTCAACGGTGGTCAAGACATTGAGAGTGGCCATCTGTGCAAGATGTGGTACGAGCAAAGATATGAATACAAAGATGCATAATTTTTAACTATTAAACCTGACCCCGATCCCGGGACCGCAGTCCTTCTTTTAACACCCAATCGCCCGATGTTATAAATTAGGCGGAGGAAGGACCAAGTGCGAGGTCCCACAACCCCCGACGTTAGGAGGGTGGTTGTGGCAGCACGGAGGACGCCGCCCAAAACCTACAGGCAAAACAACTTTATTTGCAAGGGCTCAGCACAAGTTAGGGACTATTATTACCCCTAACCTTGTGCCCCGAAGGGGCGAGCCCGCCGCAGGCGAAAAATTTTTTCGGACACACCGGACAAAACCATACTTGGTACTCGGTTTCTAAAATTTCCTTACAGAATATCATGGATATACCGAATACTACGGATAGAAGTAAGAATTCGGAAAGCTATCTACACGTCTATTTCGCCAAGAAATCTTAAATTAACGTACCTTTTTAAATGCAATGCCAAGACAACAACGAGGACGACATTTCTGTTTCACCTGGAACAATCCACCGGATGATGAAGTTGCTGGAGAGCGACTCAGAGGACTCATCCCAGACTTCTACGTCTTCCAAAGAGAACAAGGAGCCAATGGAACAGTGCACCTACAAGGAATCATATCCTTCCCGAATCCACGCACCATTGGAGGAGTTGGGAGAGGATTTCCCATGCATATTGAATTCATGCGAGGAACAATTGAAGAAGCAGTCGCCTATTGTACCAAGGAGGATACCCGTGTGCCTGGTGCTGAACCCCAAAGATTTGGTGCCCAACCAATTAATGCGGGACGTCCTGGAGGCAGAACTGACCTTCACCGAGTGGCTGATGCAGTTGCCGAAGGCAGACGGCTCAGTGACATCTCAGCCGAATTCCCCGTCGAGTGGATACGCTACAATAGAGGAATTTCGAGCCTTGCGGGACATAGAGCTCAGCGAAGAGATGCTCCGACAGAAGTTTTCTGGTACTGGGGACCAACTGGCACTGGCAAGAGCAGAGCTGCGTTCGCTGAAGCTCCTGATGCGTACTGGAAGGATTCAACTAACACCTGGTGGGATGGTTATGATGGACACGAAGATGTCATCATAGACGACTACAGAACTGGCATGTGTACGTTCTCGTATCTCCTAAGATTATTTGACAGGTATCCGTTACAAGTTCAAGTAAAAGGCGGATATGTCAATTTCAAAGCACGTCGTATTTTCGTAACATGCCCAAGAAACCCAAGAGAGATGTGGGCAAATCGTACCGATGAAGAAATCCAACAACTCGAAAGAAGAATAACTCGTGTAACTCATTTCAATGGTTTTTTTGTAAATTAATTTAA